GATGAAGAAGTAAGAAAACTTCGCATTGTCTCAAGCCGTAACTGCCCACCAACAGAGACACCGATCACATGGAACTGGGAAACAGGATGCTTCCATGACGAAGATGAAATGTCCAAGTGTTCATTCTGTCTTAAGCACATGGCTAATCGCTAATGGATGTTGAAAAGGTTTTACTAAACCTAGATGTAAGCATGGTTGCCCAGAGAGGCAACGAAGTTAATGGGCTATGCCCTATGCACAAGACTCGCACGGGCAGTGATGACCACAGCCCATCATGGTGGGTTAATCTGGAGACAGGTGTACATCTCTGTTTCTCTTGTGGATATAAGGGCAACATGTACACCCTTGTCCGTGATCTAAAAGGTCTTGACCACTTTGATATCCAAGACTTCCTCAAAGAGAAGAGCGAAGTACCTTTAGATACCCTTTTGCAGCGCCTTAGAGACCTCCCTCAGTACGTAACACCAGAAGAACCTATTGGGATGTCAGAGGCTCGCCTAGCGGTCTTTACAGACGCCCCAGAGATAGAACTCAAGAAGAGATTCCTCACACGCGAAGCAGTGAACGCCCACGGAGTTCTTTGGGATGCCAAGAACAGCGCATGGATTTTGCCAATCAGAGAGCCCAATGATTTTTCTCTTTGGGGATGGCAAGAAAAGGGCGCAACAGGACGATTCTTTAAGAACTATCCACCAGGAGTAAAGAAATCGAAGACAGTTTTTGGAGTAAAGATTCTTGATGAGTCTGTACCTTTATGGGTTGTTGAGTCTCCGCTAGATGCTGTTCGTCTTACTGGTCTTGGCTACAACGCTATCGCTACCTTTGGAGCAATCATTAGCGAAGAGCAGGGCAAGTTGATGCGTCGAGCAACAAGCATTATCTCTGCATTTGATAATGATCAGGCAGGAAAGAAAGCATCAGAGCAGATGCTGGGATTCTCACGCAAGTATGGATTTGATCTTCGTTACTTAAACTACGCTGGCATAGATGTTAAAGATGTCGGAGACATGAGCGAGAAGCAGATACAGCGTGGGCTAGAGACTGCCAAGCATATGATCTATGGCAAAGAGGCATACGCATGACATTGGACGCACGCGGAGTTCCTACACATGCTTGCCCTAACTGTGGTCATTTGGTTTTTAGAATTAAAGCGATGTTTGAAGACTACGATATAGCGATGTGGTTTTTAGATGCAGAGTGCGATGACTGTGGCACCCTGGTCACAACTCCTACACCTGTAGATAATCCTGATAAAAATGTCCTTTAAAAAATCTTTAAAACCATATCAAGTCGAGGCAGTAGCCAAGATGGTTGACCGTAAAAAGATGTTAGTTGCTTACGAGATGGGACTTGGTAAAACAGCCATGTCTATTGCAGCGATCGAAACTTTGCGAGACTCTCAAGACATTACAAAACCAGTATTAGTTATCTGTTTATCAAGTTTAAAATACCAGTGGCAAAAAGAAATAGCAAAGTTTTCTGATTCATCATCAACCGTTATAGATGGGTCTAAATCAAAAAGAGAAAAACAATGGGTTGAATCCACTGACTACATCATTTGTAACTATGAAGCCGTAGTTAATGACTGGGATATTGTTAGCAAGATTGAATGGCATGCTGTCGTATGCGACGAAGCAACCGCGATAAAAGGCTTCCGTTCCCAAAGGGCCAAGAAGGTCAAACAACTTTCAAAGGATGTAAAGGTTAGGTTTGCGCTGACTGGTACACCTATTGAGAACGGACGCCCAGAAGAACTGTACTCGATTATGCAGTTTGTTGATCCTAATCTACTTGGAAGATTTGATCTATTTGATCAGACGTTTATCGTGCGCAATCACTTTGGTGGTGTACAACGCTATAGAAACTTACCTTTGTTCCATGAGAAAGTGCAACAAGCGTCTGTGCGTAAAACTCAGACAGATGAAGATGTCGCTCCATATCTTCCAGACACTATTTATCGTGACCCAATAGTCGTGCCGTTTGATACTGACAGTAAAAAACTTTACAAGTATATTGCCGAAGAACTTTGCAATGAGTTAATAGAGGCGCAACAACTTCTTGGTGCAAATTTTTCTTTGATGGCTCACTATGGACATGAGAGCAAACAAAGTGGATCAGCAGATGCTATGCGCGGATCTATCATGAGCAAGATCACCGCACTAAGAATGTTGTGTGATCATCCAGAACTACTAATAGACAGCGCCCAAAAGTTTAAAGAACAAAACGGTGAAGGTAGTGCATATGCATACAGTCTAAAAGAACGAGACTTGTTACTATCTAAAAAATCACATAAATTGATGGCACTTAAGACATATGTAGAAGATCATCTAGATACAGATCCAGATTCCAAAGTAGTTATCTTTACATCTTATGTAGGGATGCTTAAAAAAATTCAAGACTTGGTAGGAGGAACCCTGTATACGGGATCGATGGATGCCAAAGAGAAAGAAGCCAGTAAAGAGAAGTTTCTTACCGACCCAGCGTGTCGTGTATTCATATCCTCGGATGCTGGAGGTTATGGTGTAGATTTACCAAACGCAAACCTACTGATTAACTATGATCTTCCTTGGAGTGCTGGCCTATCCGTTCAAAGAAACGGCCGAATCAAAAGGGCATCAAGTAGGTGGCCAACAGTAATCATCCAAGATATGATTATGGAAAACTCAATAGAGGTAAGGCAGCACGACATGCTACAACAAAAGAATGCTGTGGCAGATGCTGTATTGGATGGGGCTGGTATCAATTCCAGGGGTGGAGTTGACATGACCGTAGGAAGTTTGATAAGTTTTCTCACAGGGAAAAATTAGGAGGCACAATGGCGAGGGTAAAGCCAACAGAACCACGATCTGCATCAGAGGATGAGATCACAAGTCAAGCAAAAGAGTATGTCTTTTCTAAGAAACAGATTGAGTATTTTGAAGCCAAGTCAAAAACTTTGCGAGATAAGTTATTTGCAAAAATTGATGAACTTGGTGAAGTAGATACCGAAGGCCACATCATTCTTGATCTACCAGAAGAGATAGATGGTGTTATTGGATTTAAAAAGCAACGCCGTGTATCTCGTAAGATCAATGAAGAAAAAGCCGAAGAGATTATTGAGGCCAAGAATCTTGGAGATCAACTATACAAGACTATCCGTGTCATTGATGAAGATGCGTTGATGGCTGCCCTGTACAGTGATCAACTTACTGAAGAAGAAATTGATGAAATGTACCCACAGCAAATCACGTGGGCACTAACAATGAATAAGGGGTAATTACACCTATGCGCAGTGATGAAGAGATCGAGGCAGCCTTTGCTGATCTTGAGTACCTTCCTGGATCAAAGCGCAAGCGTCGTGATTTAGACCCAAAGGTTTCTCGCCGTAAAAGCGGTGAGAGTAATGGTTGGGATGAAAATCCAATCATTAAAACTCTTGGTGGTAAAGAGACAGAGGTCTTCACTATCGGTGCATTGGCGCACGCGTTAGAGAAAACAATTGTTACCATCAGGATGTGGGAGCGCAAAGGGTATATCCCACGTGCCCCGTATCGACTACGGTCTAAGACCTTAAACGGTCAAAAGACTGGAGGAAATCGGGTTTATACTCGCGCCCTCATCGAGTCCGCTATTGAGGAATTCTCAAAGCGTGGCTTACTTGGTTCTGCTCGTGTTGAGTGGAATCAGTTCGATGACCTAACAGAGGCTTTAATACAGCGCTGGAAGGAAATCATATCAACCGAGAGCCAGACTTAGGCAACGTCTATGTACAACCGCCTCTGCCGTGCCTCACTACAGAAAGAAAACTAATGCCTATCACACAACCAACCGTTGCTGCTGATGCGTATAGCGATGCTCTTGATCCAGATCAAGAAGACGCTACACCAAAAGTAGGAACCACAGTCCAGTCTGGTATGAGCGCTCTTGAAGCACTCTTAAAGCCAGAGTCATCTAACGAGTATCCAACGGACTTTAAGTTCACCCCAGAGGCGCAACTTATTAAGTTCCTTAGCGATGAGCCATTTGCAGTTTACGAGCAGCATTGGATTGAGCGCCCAAAGGGTCGCAAGTCTTTTGTTTGCACAGCAAACTCTGAAGGTGGCTGCCCACTCTGCGACATTCTAGGAGATAAGCCACGCGGCAAGTTCGCATGGAACGTCCTAGTTCTTAGCGGAGATTCACAGACAGTTCAGGTGTTTACAGCACCTCCTGTTCTTGCCCGTCAAATTGTTGCTGCTCACAAAGATGAGCGCAAAGGACCTCTTTCAAAAGAGTTCTGGGAAGTTTCTCGCATGGGTATGGGACCAACGACACAGTACAGCCTTAACTATGTCCGTGGTCGCGACCTTGCTGAGGAGTGGAAGTTAGACCTTGATCAGGTCAACGCTCTCGTAGCAAATGCTGTTCCTTACACAGCCGCACAAGTAGTTCGCGAATCCCCTCGCTCCGAACTTCTTGAAGTCGCTCGCTCCGTAGAGTAACTTCCAATCATAGAAGAGAGCCAGCCCCTATCACTGGCTCTCTTCTTCTACTTTAAGAGGGATAAATGAATATCATTACAACCAAAGAACAGTTACAAGATCTTGTCGAGTATTACTTAAAACAACCCAGTTACGCCTTTGATGTGGAAACAGTTGGAGAAAACCGTATCCAACCTGTAGTCAACGATGTGTTATGGATTTCTTTAGCGACTGAAGGTCGCGTAGATGTTATTCCTATGGGTCACCCTAATGGTGAGTTCATTCGCTGGGATAAAGACATGTTAAAAGGCGGTCTTGCTAAACTAGCCAAAGGCAAACCAGTAACAGACGCAGATTACTCAAAGAATAAAGCAAACTGGAGACCAGTATTTGGTCCAGCCCCTAAGCAATTACTTCCTGGAGATGTATTTAAAGCATTAAAGCCACTGTTCTTCAGTGACAAGTTAAAGATCGGTCACAACGTTAAGTTTGATTTAAAGTCAATTGCTAAGTACTACCGTGGTGTAGTTCCTACTAAGCCTTTCTTTGATACCTTGATGGCATCATTTATCATCGACAATCGCAATCGTTTAGGTTTAGGTTTGGCTGATTGCTCTAAGCGTGAGTTAGGTATTGTTGTTGAAAAGGGTGTAGGAGCACAGGTAGAAGTTCATTCATTTGAAGATGTTGCTAAGTACTCAGGTATTGATGCCGATGTTACATGGCAGTTGTACAAGGCTTTAGAGCCACGACTTGAAGGAAGTCTTAAGGCCGTATGGAAATTAGAGATGGATGTAGTTGCTGCACTCTGCGATATGGAGTTAGCAGGAGCAACTATTGATACTGAGCAGTTGTCTGCTCTTAAGGCTCGTATTGATAAAGACTTAGACGATGCCAAAGCCCGTGCATGGAAGATTACTGGAGAAGCCTTTTCCCTTAACTCCATCCCAGAAAAGCAAAAAGTATTATTCAGTCCTAAGAGTGAGGGTGGTCGTGGGTTAAAGCCCAACACCCGTTTAAAAATTGCCCTTACACCAAAAGGATTTGCGCAGAAGAATGCAGGACAACCGCTAGGTATCCAACACTATTCAGTATCTTCAGATGCTCTTGAGTTGTTTAGGGGAACTGATGATCTTGTTGATGCGCTGTTGGATTACCAAGATTTAAATAAGTTAATGACTACCTATGTAATGCCGTATCTTGGTGGAGACATTACACGTACTAACTTGGGTAAAGCAAAGATCATTAAGAAAGATTCACTGCTTGTTAAAGGTAAAGTTCACACCAACTTCAAAGCGCATGGTGCTGAGACTGGTCGATTCTCTTCTTCAGAACCTAACTTGCAAAACATTCCTAGCGGTGGTGAATACGGCAAGTTAATTCGCAACTTGTTTATCGCACCTGAAGGTTACAAGTTAGTTGTTGCTGACTACTCTCAGATCGAACCACGCATCATCGCAGCCTTTTCCAATGATCCAATTCTTATGAAGAACTACCTAGAGGGTGGGGATGTGTACACCACAATTGGTGACACGGTAGGACTTAACCGTAAAGCAGGTAAGGTCTTGGTGTTGGCAATGTCTTACGGCGTAGGCCCAGACAAGATTGCAGAACAACTAGGCCTATCATTAAAAGAAGCCAAAGACCTTCTTGAGGACTTTACAGGACGATTCCACGACATCGCTAAGTACAAGGCCAAAGTGGTTCGACTCGCAGAAAATAAACGCCCAACCCCATATGTAGAAACTCTATTAGGAAGACGTCGTTATCTTCCAGAGTTACGTAGCAATGAGAAAGGGTTAAGAGCACGGGCAGAAAGACAGGCATTTAACACCGTAATTCAAGGATCTGCTGCAGATATCATGAAATTAGCCATTGTTCGGGCACATTCTTGTTTTGTTGACGAACCAGAGGTAAATGTCCTCTTGACTGTGCATGATGAACTGGTTACTGTTACGCCAGAACATCTTGCTGATGAGGTAGCGGAGGCAATCCGCGTGTCTATGGAGGGAATTTCTTTCCCACAGATTACAGTTCCTCTTATTGCAGATGTAAAAGTAGTAGACAAATGGGGAGAAGCAAAATGAAAACAATCTGTATGTTGTTTGGCCATAAGATGTACTCAATTACATGGGACCCAACACGATTTACTGTTCTATGTACTCGTTGCGAGCAGCGTTGGGAAAGCGCAGATGAGTGATTTTTGGGCTAAGAAGTTAGGCACGCAGATACAGCAGCCTGCACAACAGGCTCGTCCAACAAACATGCCAGTAGCACCATCACAGATGCCGATGCAGCAGATGCCACAGCCCGCACAGCAACCAGTTCTT